ACTGCTGTCACCACTACAGCTGTCTCTGGTATTGGCATTTTAATATCCAATACAGGGATCTTTAAGCTGGGTGGTTCTGGTTGTTCAGTTGTTTCTTCTGCTTTAACCTCTTCAGGACGTTCTAAATCAGCTGGAGCTATGATCATAGGCTTATAAGCCGGAACGTCTGGTGTAGGAGGTCTGAAGTATATCTGAGGGATATCTAAAGCTTTAGGTAGGGTAGCTCTAGGTATATCCATTATCAACTAGGTTTAGTAGGCCAAGTTGGTTTAGCAGGATCAGAGGTATTAGCAGGTAGATCTCTTAACGCTTGACGATAAGTTTTCCATTCATCCGATAATGTTCCATCGGATAAAGCTTTCCAATCAGTTTCAGCTAGCCTTTTTTCTCTTTCTGTTCTTAAATCTACCCATTGAATTGCAGTTCTTGACTTAGCTAGTTGAGCTTCTAATTGTTCCCAAGTAAATGGTACTAATTCATGTTTATATATACGTTCATCTTCTTTGAAATATCCCATCTTTTTGAATTGTTCAGCGGTTGCTGGACATTCTTCCTGTGCCTCATGCAGATAATTCCAATGAGCAGTAGCGTCAAGAGCTGCAACTGCATGTAGAAGTTCGTTTGATTTGTAGGTCATGGTGTTGCGTAAGAGTTTCCTTGGTTGCCTGAAGCAGTAGCACTATCTGAATCTACTTCAATTACTTCAAATAGACATTGTGTCCAGAATTGTGGGTCTACCGTTTTGTTTATTGTTTGACTGGCTCCACCTTCTGATGAAATCCATTCAGCTCTATAAGTATGGCTGTTTAAATCATTGGGTTTGAAAGCACCTACAGCATGAACACTATTGTTTCTTGTTTGACTAGCTGAAGCTGAACTTGCGTGACCTACAGCTCCACCATGTCCTGTACTATTATCATAAGTAAAGATGACTCTAGCTTCATCGGTATTAGCATTACCACCCCAGGTACAACTAAACCTACAAATAACAAGATTTCCAGAAGTTCTTATAGTGTGACTAATACTATTTAAACCAGATACAGCAGAGAAACCACTAGAACCTTGGTTATTAGATCGTGTCTCTTGTTGTCCAGTAACGGCAGTCTTCCAAGAGATGACATTACTGTGGTGGTATTGAGTACCACTTGACCAGATTATAGCCATTAGCTTACCTCCGTAAGATTGAATTTATATTTTTTACCGTTACGGCGGTTGAGTAAGAAGAGATCATCTTCTCCCTCTTGGATAGTGTAGTTACCCCAGGTTCCGTCAACATCATTAACCTTACCTTCATTTGATAAGTTCAAGTCATTGGTATAAATGTTGTTCCATCTGTAGCTGGAAGTTCCTAAATCATAACTGTTATTAGCATATGGTCTCAAATTTCCATTGTTGTCAATGATTACTTTGTCACCACCTGCCGTTCTAAAACGAATATTTCCAGTGTGACATACTAGATATAAGTTACCTGAATGAGCCTGTATCTTTGAATCACTAGAACTAGGATCTCCTGTCCAAGATCCATTGTTTAATCGAATATCACTGTTGCCTCCTACCGTGACTGCACCAGCTCCACCAGAAAATGTGATGTCGGCAGTTGCTTCATCGGCATTATGTGACTGTAAAAATCCTCCAGAACTAACACCATCTAAAGTATCAGCATCTAGGCCAGAACCAGAACCATCTACAGTTTTAATAGCTGTAAGAATCTCAGCAGCAGTTTGATCAGCTGTAGCTGAAGCTTCTATTCCATCAAGTTTGTTATGATGATCTCTAGACATCACTCCAGCAGCTGAACCGTTAGCTTCAGCTATCGATACATTATCTCCATTGCTACTTATAACCTCAACAGCGGTTGTACTATAATTAGCTCCTAAGTTTATTTCAGCATTAATGGTTTCCCATGTCATCCCACCTGTAGTACCAGATCTTTTGACAAGAGTTTGTCCATTAGATCCAGCATTACTTGCTTGTATCCTTGAATAATCTATTGCGTCATCAGCTATCTTTGCTTGTGTTACTGCATCATCTGCAATCTTAACTGTAGTAACTGCGTTAGATGCTAGTTCACCTGAACCAACTGCATCGTTTGCTATTTGTGATGCAGTAATTGTATTATTTGCTATATGAACAGCATCAATACTAGCATTTGTATAATGTTCAGAATTAATGGCATCATCTGCTATCTTATCTCCATTGACGCAATCTGCTGCAAGTTCACCATTTCCAATGGCGTTATTACTAATATGAGAAGCTCCTATATTTTGACTAGCTAATAATGCTAGGATTTCACTAGCATTTTGATCGGCAGTTGCTGATGCTTCTATTCCATCTAGTTTATCATGATGTGCAACAGACATAACTCCAGCAGCAGAGCCTGTAGCTTCACTAATCGTTGCATTGTTTCCTGTGCTGCTTGTTACAGTTACAGAACCACTTGCTGTTGTAGTTGCTAAGTTTGTTGTGGTGTTCACTGTATTTGTAGATGCAGCTGTGACACGCCCTTGAGCATCAACTGTAATAGCAGGAATAGCTGTGGCTGAACCATAACTTCCAGCTGTTACAGACGTGTTAGCTAGTTTATCTGCTGTTACTGCATCATTATTTATTTTTGCTGTAGTTACAGCACTTGTGGTTATTCCAGCGGCTTGTACCTGTGTTAATCCCATATTTTTGTAGTGTTTTAATTATTTTGAAGGTGATCCATCAGAAATCCATCCAGTACTAATGTACTTAGTTTCAGATTTAGGAGGGAATCCTCTGTGTATCCAAGGCCATAAAGCAGGAAATAATAATATTGTACCTGCTTTAGGTTGGACTTTTAAACCATTACTAAACTCTGTATAACCATCTTCTTTTATATCATTAAGGTACCATATAAAAGTGACTCTCCTTAATCCCATTTGATCATGATGCCACACATAGAAACCACCAGGTTTTGTTTCCTGTAGTTGATATCCTGTATCATGTGCCCCATCATTTGTGACGTGAGTTTTATAGATTTCAGGAACCCAACTTTTATAGGCTTCAAGATGTTCACTTAAAGATTCTTTAAAATATTTATCTTCATCTTCCCAACCAGATAAACCAGAAATAACAAGATCAGTAGATTGTTTGATGTCGTTTTTAACAACACCTTCACCACACAACCCAGTGTATTTCCGATCATCTAGTTTGAACTTTTCAATACAATGCGTACAAAAATCTGGATCAAGAGTCTTTTTTCTGATATATATTAAAGGATCAATTTTTCTCATGGTGGATGATTTAATAATTAAGTTTTCATGATATAGCAAAGAGCATAGTAAGGTGGCCTATTCTCGTGAGCTGCTGTATTACCAGAGTTTCCAGTATTACCGCTAACAGAGTGAGTATGATTTGCGCTGTTATTACCGCTATTACCGCCTAAGTTATGGCTATGGTTGCCTGTATTGTTTGTACTTATATTATGACTATGGTTACCGTTGTTGCTAGTATTAGCTGTTGTACGTGCGCAGTCATTGTTACTAGCTGGCCAAGGACGATAACCTTGGTCGTTTGCAGCATCCTGTCTATCCCAAGTATGTGAGTGAGCACCAGTATTGTTAGTATTACCACTGTGGCTATGTCCACCAGTATTACTTGTATTATAGTTACCAGAACCATGGGAGTGATTAGCTGACTGGTTGCCAGTATTAGCAGAGAAACTATGACCGTGAGCTGCTATTTGGTTAGCAGATAGTGTAACATTAGCACTACCACCTGTAGCTCCTACTGAATAAGAGTTACCAGCACCTACAACAAACCTATCTCGTAAGTCAGGTGTGCTATTAGAGCCATTACATAGTACAAAACCAGAAGGTATAGCATTAGAAGCACCTGACCATAGAAGGATCATACCAGTTACAAAGGCTTCTATACCTGATAGGTTAGATCCGTCTCCTGCAAATGCTGTTGCAGTACATGTACCTGAAACTGTAAAGCCACCACTTACCGTTTCCGCCTTCTTTACGTTATCATGGAATAAATCTACACTTCCATCCGTGTTACAAATAATCGCATCATCATTACCATTTCTAATAATTAAATTACCTGTGCCAGCATCTTTTATGTATGAATGAGATCCATCATGATAAATTTTTAGATCATTTCCTGTTCCACATCTAAGCTCTGAATTATCACTTAACCATAAATGAGAGTTTGCACCTTGATCTAACTTTACTCCATTAGAGTAAGTCTCAAGCATTTTAGTGCCGTCGTAATAGAGTTCTACGTTTCCATTACCTGTAGCCTTAATACTGGTCTCGTAAGAACCACTAGCATTGTTTTTTAGAGCAAAGTAACCGTCTGATTCTGATTGTATTAACCACTTATCGACATTATCATCACCTTCATCTGCATACAAAAATAAATTAGCGTCACCACCTTCTGTAGCTTGAACAATTACTCCGTTAGTATTCGTTTGAAAAGTTTTAACGTTGTCGTAATAGAGTTCTACGGCTCCGTCAGCAACAGCTTTAATCATTGTTTCGGAATTAGAACCGTCAGTATCTAAATGCCTGATATGAAGATTTTCACAACAATCAATATATAAAGGAGAAGCTGACCCATTACCTCTTATAAAGTTCTCACCACCTGAATGATAAATTTTTAGATCATTACCCTGCCCAATGCGAATTTCACCATCATCTGCTATGTAAAGGTCATTCCACCTTCCCATATTTTGACCTAAATCATACGTTTCATGACTGTCTGGCATGATGGATTTAGCATATAATCCTACCGAACCTGTTGATAGTTTTTTATCGTTGTCATAGTAGAGTTCAACGGCTCCATCACCATTGCCTTCTATCATCGTTTCCCAACTACCACTAGCCAAGTTTTGCCACTTATAAACTCCGTTATAAGCAGTTAATCTTGACCAATCGTTATTTTGAGTACCATT